AATTCTGATAGCGATGACAATTGACCTGATAGCAGGCATACAGAAGGCGAAGGAACTTCATGTTGCAAGAACGTCAACCGGATTGAAGAAGACGTGCGACAAGGCGAAGAAGTATTTCCCGACATTCGGTATTGCTTCGCTTATGGACGTGGCTACGTGTATTATCTCTCCATTCCCTCTGTTCGCCATTGCCTGGACGGTGTATCTGCTTCTGTGCGAATTTAAGAGCATCCGGGAGAAGGCATACGAGAAGGCTGAGATACGCAAGCAAGACCGCACGATGCAGGTGATCCTCGAGAACAAGGACGAAATTGCGAAGGCGGTTGTCGAGATAATGAAGGAAGGGCGAAAGAAAGGAGGAGATAATGAGGATAACTAGAGCGCAGCTTTTAAAGGTAATGCCGAATGCAGGCAGCAGGGCAGACACCTATCTTCCAATCATCAACGGATGGGCAGAGCATTTCCACATCAATACGAAACTTCGCATGGCTCATTATCTTGCGCAAATAGCGCACGAATCCGGTGAGCTCAGATACACCAAAGAACTGGCAAGCGGCAGAGCCTACGAGGGCAGGAAAGACCTCGGCAACACTCAGCAGGGCGATGGCGTGAAGTATAAGGGCAGAGGTCTTATTCAGATTACCGGGCGAGCCAACTACCGGGAGTATGGCAATTATTGCGGCTTCGATGTTGTGGACAGTCCCGAACTTCTGGAGCGTCCTCTGGGAGCAGCGAAATCCTCGATGTGGGTGTTCGACACTTTCGGCTGCAATGAGCTGGCAGACCAAGACAACTTGAAGGCTATCCGCAGGAAGATAAACGGAGGGTACAATGGACTGGCAGCCTGCGAGAAGTATTTGAAGCGAGCCAAGGAAGCCCTAGAAATCAAGGTGCTTGTGTAACAAACACATCAATCTAAAGTTTATAAAGTATGGAAAATTCAAGAAAAGGGCGAAATTTGCGTTCTGTGACGTTATTTCTCGCCATGCTTATAATTACCCCACTTTTGATTTTTGGCTGTTCCTGCGCAAAATCAGCCACAAATAACACGGTCTATCACGACAGCGCACACACCAGCGTAAGACGTGACAGCGTGAACCAGCGCCAGATCCACTGGCAGGACACCCGGCAGCACGACAGCATATTCAAGCAGGACAGCGTGCTGGTGTACATCAAGGGAGACACCGTAATCAAGGAAAGGTGGCACAATCTTACGACCACCAGATGGAAGACATCGACCAAGACGGACACCATCGTAGGCGATACCTATGTTTTCGTGACTGACACCGTAAAGGTCAAGTATTTCGTGAACCGATATAAGACCAAGGAGGTAGAGAAACCAGCGAGCACATGGCATAAGATAAGATTATTTGCTGGCGATTGCGTGTTGTTATTCCTGGCAATCTTTGCGGTTTGCTGGATAAAGGAGCGCATCAAGAAGAGAGTTCAATAGGTTCAATCATAATATCAATTTTTAGAAGGGCAGGAAGCGCAGGAGAGCGTTTTTC